ACAGGATGTAGATTTGGAAAGATTGCCGGAATATCAACTTGATCAATGCAAGGAACCGTTGCTTGAAAGTTTCCAGAACGAACGCTAAGTTCGTTATTGGTTATCATGGTCAAGTTGACAGCTTCTGGACATTCCTTCAAAGCGTCAATCAATTTTTGAGTATGTGGGCAAGATTCAATTTCTTCTTGAATTGCTATTCCAGCGGATAAGGGTCCGCCCATTGCAACAAGTTTGCCGCCGAACATTCGACAATGAACGTCGAAGGCGTTTACCGCTCTCTTTGGCTGAACACTGGCAACAAATTGCAAAGCGGCAAGCAAGGAATTTTCAGGCGCTTTTTTCGGCATCGAATCCTTCCGCTTTAGCTTTTTCGATTCGCTCGAAATGGAAATAGTTAACCCAGTTCGAACCGTCAAGTTTCTTTTCCGTACACTTAGCGGATACGGCGGCGCTACACTTCGGGCAAATAACCTTCAATGGGGACTTATATACTTGACTTCCGTTTTCATGTATCATCCCCATTGGGTGGCCATCGCATCGGCAAATCCTTGCAGGGTTATGGACCGTCTTTGCTCTCGCGTGAGGCCGTTTTTGATTCCCGGAGATTCCATATGAACTCTAGCCTCACGTCCCTCAACGATGTTGGTTGGCGCAAGATCGGCAAGGCCCCTCTTCCAGAGAGCCAGTCCTTTAACCTCTCCATCGCCAAACCACCACGGCTGGACAACTTGGTCCGGCTTGCGCCATCTCCAAGACAGGACGCCTCTTGGGTTCTCAATGGCAACTTTATCAATCGGCGCTTTCCACAGGGAATCTACGAACTGAATAGCCTCTTCCATGGCCTGCCTACGTGCTTCTCCGTAAAGAACGCCAGGCTTGAGGGTCTTCGGAGGCGACGTGATCCAGCGCAGACCGGCGCGAGTGAGATAGCGGCATGTCGGGTGAGCAATCATAAGGTGCCAGTAGCTCTTGGCGCCCCGAACCCCCGGCCAACGAGAAACCTCCACTGCATCTTTTTGGATGTGAAATTCAGAGCCGTCCCTTGCTGGCAACAGATCGCAGGACCAAGCGTCATGGCCGCGCTTGCGGAAGGCTTCTCGCACCACGCCCGAAAATTCACACGCGATCAGGATTCGCAATTTTCTTTGCCTTTCTCTTACGTTTCTTCGCTTCCGAAGCCTGTCCGATGTTTTCATAAATCCAATGTGCGATTGTTCGAACAGAGGTTATATCTTGTTCAACAAGCGTGAAAGTTTCTTGTCCGCGTTGCTTTGCGTGAGCGTGGCATTGTGTATCAGGATCGTTTTCTGAAAGTTGATACATTGTTGGCTCCTAGAAGGGAATTTCGTCATTGTCTTCATAATATTCGCAACCATCAGCAATAACTTCAGGCGGCGGCATACAGTTGAACTTTGAACATTGTTGATCTTTCCAATGTTTGCAAGTAATACAGGTTGCGAACCAATCAGAGCGGTGTCCCAAACGATTCAAGAGTTTTGCAAAGAACTCTTGAATCGTGTAAGGAACATTCATTTGAACCAACGCTCCGTCTTGGCGCTTTTTCACACCGCGAATTTGAATCAATCGCGCTTGTGGATCAGTCACCGGCTTGTAAGGCTCTCTGATTGCCATTTACTTTTTCTTTCTGCGTTTGTGCTTTCTTGTTAGTTTCGGTTCAATTACAACTGGTGATTTTTCTACCGTTTCTTGCTGATGAAATTCAGTTGCAGATTTTCCAAAAAGATTGGAGATACCTACAACAAGTTTGAGCGATTCCGGTGATAGGCGCTCAACTTCCGAAATGCAATCGAGCGCCCATAGCATTCCAGCAATGTTATCATCCGTTTCGTTACCGTGTTCCATGAAAGCAAGAACGTGTTCCATGAAATGATTCCAGCGATCCGCAACAAATTCAGCGTCGTTAATGCCTTGCCGCCATTGAACGGTTCCATACTTCTTTGCGCCAACTTGTTTGCGAATTGCAAGGCGGCGAATAGTTGATGGTGAAATCAAGTTGAAGAATGGCGCTTCGTGCGAAGATGCGGCAACTGTTCCGATTGTGATAAGGCTCGTTTCAGTTTCGATTTTCCTCATTTATGTTCCTTTCTTTTGTTGGATTGATGAATTTGACTTTGCGCTTCCATGACGTTGGCGCATTCAATGGCTTCGGTTATTTGAATATCGAATGGTTGATTTAATTCAAGAGTCAAACGCTGTTGAATCCATGCGCGTATTGTTGCGGGCGCTGCCAAATCTCTGCCAAGTAAAACAAATAACATTTCACTACTTCTGGCTTTGTTCAAGCAAGATTCCGGGCGCATAAGCTCTTCGGATTTTCTCATTGAATCGATCCTTCCTCAAATTGAGTTTTGATAACTTCGGGATACTTACGATTTACAATCACGCTTATTTTTTTTGGTACCGCAAGATTCGATACCCACAATAAAGCCTCATCAACAGTTGGCGGCGCAACGTCAACTCCCATGCGCCGTTTCCACCATGCGCGGGCACTGTGACCGGCGCGGCCTGAATGTTCAAGGCATACAACTTCGCTAAACGCTCTTGCGCCGCAAACATAGTTTACTTTCAAAATTCCAACACCATGTTTTTCGATTTTGCTATACAAAGCGCGTTGAACTTCAAAATCTTCGACTTGTGGAACTTCTGTGCGAATAATTTCTTCGGTCCCGGCTGAAGCTTCGATGTGAATTTGAAATGGAAATTCAAATCCGCATACATGGCAAACTTTCGCATTCGCATGACAGTAAGTTCCGCATTGATCGCATACGCGAATTGGAGCAACACCAGGCGCGGCGCTGCCTCTTGCTTTTGGAATCAGCGGATCGTTGATTGGTCCCAATCGTTGAACATTGCGAGCGAAATCTAGTCCTAAACAATTCAATTTTCCTTCAAACGGCCTTCCTCCTCTGCCATATTTCTGAACGTGCAAACCAGTTGACATTGTAGGAGCTAGATCAATAATTAAATCAATCGGCGGGTGATCCTGTCCGGTTGTGAATACACCTTTGTTGACTAGATTTCTGATCTTACCTAACTTGAAATCGCGTATGATCGAATCGCGTTTAGACCCCGCCATTTTTGAGTGAACGGCTTCAGAAGAAATTCCAAAATTGCGAAACATGGCAGCGACGTGTACAGCGTGTTTAATGCCTGTTGCAAATGTCAACCAGCAATCTCTATCCGATCCTAATTCAATTGATTCTTTGCAAGCGAGATAGGTTATATCTTGAACGTCAACGGCGGCTTCCAATTGCTTTGAATTGAATTCCCCGGCTTGAATTCCAACTTTTGAAACATCCAGTTGAGTATGGGTTCTCTTTGGAATAAGCATAGACATAAAACCGTTATCGATGAACCAGTTGAACCATTGCATCGTGGTCATATCTACTGCAACGTCAGTGAAAATTCCAATATCTACAAGCGAGCCTTGTCCGGTTCGGTACGGTGTTGCGGTGAATCCAATTACTACCAAATTCGGATTTAAAAGACGTAATTTTCCAACGATGATTCCGTACATTGAATTGTCTTGTCCGTTCATCAAATGCGCTTCATCTATCATTACAATATCGAATTTTCCAAGAGCCTCAACATTTTTTACAACGCTTGCAACTCCACCAAAAATAATTGGCATAGAAGTGTCGCGTTGCTTCAACCCGGCGCTGAAAATTCCAAACGGAGCGGACGGCCAAATTTCAACTAACTTTCCAGAATTTTGTGTTATTAACTCTTTAACATGAGTCATTGCCAAAATCCGAACATCAGGCCATTGCGAAATGACTTTGTGAATGAACGATCCAATTACCAGACTTTTGCCTGTCCCCGTTGGCATACAAACAAGGGGATGCCTGTTCCGCGTTTGATACAAAAACGCGAACAGGGCGCTTTCGGCTTGTGTCTGATAGTTGCGAAGTGTGATCATTCTGCTAGTGCTTTTTCCATTTTGTTTTGAATTTGCATCATAAGCGAACGAGCAACAAGCGTCGTAGTTACATCTTCGGCTTTCGCATCTTTGTCGAAACTTTTGATTTCAGCTTCAGCCTGTTCAACACCGGCCTTCATGGCTTCGACAAGTAACGAACATTCTTCTTTAGTCAATTCGACTTTTGGCATAAAGCTCCCTTTCTTTTTTGGTGGCAGCGGTGGTGGTGGAAAAACAGGCATAAAATTCCTTTCAGGATTGAATCGGATTGTGTTGAGGGCAAGCAGCTAGTATCGCATCCGGGGGAATCAACTGTTGCCAGTGATCGCAGAACCAACCGGCATTTTCAACCGGCCTTGCATTGCGACACGACCGGCAATTTACATCTGTTGAAATTCCGTCGTGACAAATGCCTTGCATGGAACACATCCCGCAAAGATAGAAATTGCGCTTCTCATTGATTTTCTTCGGCGGCTCTTTCGCATCGAAGATTACAAAGTGAGCCTTTTTGTAGGCATCTTGAGCAACTTCCAAATCAAGCGGAATCAATTCAAAATACCAGTCCGAGTCGTTCTTATTTTCGCAAACATAAAGGATGTTTTTGAAGTTTAATCCTTTTCCGTAAACACTGTTTTGAATGAAGTGTTGTGTCTTCGTTTCGCGCATTCCTCTTTTACCAAGATTGTTGAACGGCGAACCTGTACCGCTTGTTTTGCATTCGAGTCCTGTTGGTTCGGTAATTCCCCAATCAGGAGCAATAAATACGCCATCAACCGATCCGCCAAAATGCCCGTTTAGATCGCTAAATTTCAACTGATTATTCGTTTCATCCAATCCATCAATGAATTGAAAACCAATTGTTTTTAACCAATGGCGAACGCGAACTTCTAAGCCATGCCCAACAGCAAACAATCTCAACATTCGCGCATCGTAAGTTTCTTTGTGCATCCAACGAAAATGATAAAAAAGATAGCGTAAGCATTCGTTACCTACAACAGACGCTCCAAGATGTGAGCGATAGCCTTCAGTGTTCGCGTTTTCGATTTGTGTATCGACGGCCTTCAACATCGCTTCCGATGTATAGCGCAACGCTTCCGGGTTGTTCCAATCAATAATCACATTGCCTCAAAATGTTGGGGCAGGGTTGAGCCAACTCCCTGCCCCTATACGCTCGTTGGATTTCACCTTACGGTGACAAGCGTAGTCTCTACTTGACCCACGGCGGCGCGGCCCCGGTTGCGGGCGATCCTCCCCCGGCTGGTTGACCCCACGGCGGCGCTCCTCCCCCGGCTGGTGCGGCTTCAGGCGCGGGCGGTGATGCGGCTCCCCATCCTGTTTGTGCGGGTGCTGGTGCGGCTTGGCTTCCTGTCTTGTTTGGATTTACCGGCAACGAACCATCGGGACATTTGATTGCCTTCACTTCCGAATACTTCGGATTATCGGTTTGTGGCCCGATGGTGCAAATCAATTTGCCGCCAATCATTTGTTCCGATGTTGCAAGTTGTGGACGGCCAATCGCGAACGCATAGGCCGCTAAGTTTTGAAGTGCAATTCGCTTTGCAACTTCGCTTTGGTTATAGATGTTGAGACGATCAATTTGAGTCATACCTTTTAGATCGCCGTCAACGCAAGTCAAGTGAATTGCAAGATACCCCGCTCCGGGGTTATCTTTCACTTGCATAGGTTCTACTTTCGTGATTTCGAGCCTGTAATCTCCAAGTGGAAAACAAATGCTTCCCCCTTGTGATGGATCGAAGTCAAACGCATTGAAATTCAATTGCATTTTGTTTGTTCTCCTTTGTTGGGTTTTATCCAGCGGCTTTGAGAAACAGTTTCGTTAAATTCGGTTCCTCAAGTTCATTTAGATTGCCACCGCGATCTTTTGCCGTCCACCAATCCGTATCGTGAGTATGAAACGCTTGGTAGACAATACCAGAATCGGTTCTGCCGTGGTGCATATGCAAAACCAAATCCCAAAAGTAAGGTAACGCAGCTAACAGCTTTTCAGAAGGGATAACAGGAACGGCTTTCTTACCCATGCCAAATTCCATATATTGTTCCCAACAAATTAAAACAACATTGCGGCCTTTACTATCACGAAACGCTCTGATCAATTCATAAACAGAATCCTGCATTTGACCATAAGCCTTGCGCGGGTCTTTTGTTTTTGTTTTTTCCTCCGCGAGAATTACTTGAGCAATTTCCGTAAGCGAGTCAAGAAAGAGAGTTTGAATGTGTCGCGCTTCGGCACTTTTCATAAACCAACTAAACGCTTCTTTCATCAAAGCGTAAGTTGTAATTGGAATGTATGGAATGTTTTCTCGATTCAATGACAGCAATCCGTTTTCTGCTGAAAAAATGAACGGCCCCGGCGCTGTAATAGCAAGGCGAGTTTTACCAACACCAGACGGACCATATACTAAAGTTTTGATTCCGTCTTTAGCGTTGATTTTGTTTGTGCTTAAAACTTGCAAGCTCCCCCCTTAATCGCCTTGTCTGAAACAGCGTCTAACGCTATGCTTAATGTTCTACCATAACCGCTCGCAACGTGATTACCTTTATCGGCATGATACAATCCGGCCACAAACATGACTTCACTATCAGCGTAAACTTGCAAAGTTAACTTCGGATTAAGTTTCAATAGTCTTTCAAGATTGTTCATTGCGCCGCCTTTGGTGGAACGATTTCGAGTGACGCTTTACCGGGCTTGATTGTCAAGCAACC